ATACTATGGGGTGAGCTATTGTCAAAGTGGGACGCCCGATCCTGTACTTTTATATTAAAAAGCCTAAAATAAAGGTGTTGTATGTCTCATATATTTGTTAAATGCTGCGTTCATTCGGTCAACACAAGTTTTTCGTCCCTTACTTGTGGTGCAATAATCCGACTGGAAAAAATTACACTCCCATGGGCACACAATATAATCTCAATACTATTGTTTTTATTATTTACTACGGCTAAAATTATTCTTGATTAGCAGGTGTCTATTAAAAGCGAAAACAAAGATGTAAATATCGAATTTACTAATGCAACACGTATCACTAAATAGTGATATAAGTAATCTTATAAAAAGAATACATATTATGTAATAAATACATAAAATTAAAGTTGATCTTCATCAAGGGTTATTGTGCACTTTGATACACAATGATAGTGAAGACTACTGTGTATGGCTAAAATTGCCAACACGACCGTGCATATGGTTGAAATCCAAAGCAAGGCCAGCTCCTGTTCAAAAAATTTTATTGAGTAGCTTGTGTATGCCCGAGTTAGCGGCCTTCTTGAGTGAAGGACCCGCCAACTTCATAACTTCAGCACCCATAAATCCAGCGCCAGCTACATATGGACTTTTACTATGTTGCATTGATACTAAACCTTTGTTAGCTTCGGAAAATCCACGGTTAACTAACAAATCAGATACATGATCAGCAGGTGACATGTGTGGTTTTGCTGAATGATTAGTATGAACTGCATGTATGATATTGTCTGCCATATGACTCCCTGCAGGAGTGTATGGAGCAGCACTAGTCAAACATCCAGGAATTGTTCCCGCAAATTCGTAAAAAGCCGTAAATTCAGCTGTAAATTGTGAACCCGCTTTAGCATTAATCAAAAAGCATGCTACTGCTGGTGGTTTACTGTTAGTGGCACTAAGTGAATAATCAAAGTAAACCAATGGATTACTATTTGGAAATTCTTGCAAACAAATTGCTAACGATTCAGTATCACTGAGTAACTCACGCTGAAACTCTTTACGGGGATAAACAGTTACAAAAGCTTGATCAACACTGTTATTGACATACTTCACAGCATGTGTTTGAGCCATCGCAGAATCAACTGTGATACCTGTAACATCACGACAAGTTGGATCAGCTATAGATATAATTGTACCTGAACGATCTGTTAAAGTTCCGGCATATCGAAGCTCGACACCAACGGAAATTAAACGTCCTTGCAAATTATTGTTAGCTAAATCGCTATCCCATTGTGAAAACGTGTAAGGTGTTTTAATTGCAATCCCTGTCTGACCGGCTGGTTGTGCGGCAAGATTTGCACCATTACCCATTGACCAAGACGACGCAGTGCCAGTATATGTTGATGCATTATTAGAAAACGTAAACGAATCTCTATCATTGACAAAACGTGGGTGTATGGCAACAAAACCGAAACCGCTTGTACCACAAAATACTTCAAAAGATCCACGGACTTCTACAGGCTGTGTATGAACGCCAGAGAAGCCCAATGATCTGGGTTGCAATCCTCGAGCTAAAGTAGGTTGTGT